TATTGTTGTAGTCAATATTAAATATCATACTGTCTTAATTACCGTTCTTAATCCGCCTTGATTGTATTGAATACCGTCTGCAACAACTTTTTGAATTGCAGCCTTATTGTCCATAATAACGTTATAGGCTTCTTTACCGTCTAAAGTTTTAATATTGAATTGGTTGGATATAATAATAGGCTGAATATTTTGATTTGATTGCCCAGAATTTCCACCACCTAGTATATTTGCAGTCTCTTTTGCGCTATAAACTCTTGTTTTGTTTGTTGGGACAATAAGCTCTGCCCCTCTTTCACCTGCAATGAATGGTCTACGAGTATCAGGGAATCCACCATTAGCATGGAAACTTAGACTTTTGCCAATAAAGCCAATAGTAGACCAGAAAGAACTCTTACCGCTCTTACCGCTTGTGCCTGCAGAACCAGCAATTTGCGCAACGGCATTAGTCCTTGGGTTTAAAATACCTTGTATTAGCTCGGAAAGACCACTTCTGATTAATTGCGATGTCATATCGCCGATCATATTCCTAAAAGCGTCTTTGACGTCTTCCGTGCCTCTTATAACACCATTAAAGCTATTGGTGATATATGATGATATTTTATCAGCCAGTTCTTTATTTCGCTGCTGTTCAGAATCATGTACTTGCAAAATGGCTTCTTGCAGTCGTTTTTCAGCTTCAAGTTTCTTAGTTAATTGTTCTTCATAAGCAAGTCTTTCATTTACAGACAACTGTTTTAAATCAGACACACCTTTGCGTCTTAGGTTTAATATCTCCTGCTGAAGTTTGACTTCGCCTTGTAATTGCCGGATTCTTGCAGAGTTTCTTATTTCTTCCTTTTGTCTTTCTGTCAATGCTGTATTACTAAGTTCTGAAAATGTTTCCATTTCAGCATATAAACGTTTTTGTTGGTATGCTCTCTCTAATGCTGCCTGTTTATCCTGTAAACCTTGCTCTTCAAGCTGTTTTTCAAGGTTATGTAATTCAGCTTGCGCTCGTAGTTGTTCAGCTTGCCCTTTTAGTGATGTGGATTTGTATAACTCAATAAGCTTTTTCTGCAGAGCAATTTTTTTCTGCAAGATTTGCTGATCTGTATAATCATTTGATGCAATTTCAAGTTCAGCTTGTGCCTGCAAAAGCGCTGCTTTTTCGCTTAAAATTGAATCAAGCGATTTACCTTCTTTCTTATTGCCATCATTTTTTTTTGTTGAATCCTGGCGCTTTTTGCTTGGTGTTTTGATCAAGCCTTCTGCTTCAGATTTAATTAATTCAGCTTGCTCTTTTTTTAATTCCTTTAATTTGGCTTTATATTTCGCTACTTGCTCAGGAGTAAGCCAGTTATACATTTTATCTATTTGTTCAGGTGTAACCCGCTGATAACCCAAGTTATACATTTTGTATGTTTCTTTTCTACGCCTTTCATCAGCTTCAAGAATTTTGTTGATAGAGTCTATTTGTCTTTGTAAGTAGATAGCTCTATTCATATTATCGTTGTTGATTATGCCGAATCTACCCAAGACATCATTTATTGCTTTTGTTGCCCCTTGAGCTACTTCGGTTATCTTTATTAATGCATCAACAGCAACTTTTGCAACAGGTAAAAACAATTGCCCAATATTATTGGACAATTGCCCCCAGGCATCGGACAAGGTGGAGAGTCTACCGTTAAGCGTTTCACTTTGCTTGTTCATCATGTCGTAGAATTTACCACCTTCTCGAGTGGCTTCACGAAAAGCCTCTACAATAGCACTTGCAGGTATTTGCCCTTTTTCCATCTCTTCACGAAGCTGACCAATAGATTTACCGGTTTTTTCTGATATAACTTGCAGGGGGTTGAAACCTGCATTTATCATTTGTAGTAAATCTTGACCGGTTAAACGACCAGCTGATGACATCTGAGAGAATGCAAGCACAAGGCTGTCAAATTTCTGCTTATCACCTGCAGCTACATCGCCAAGCATTTTTAAATTAGGTATAACGTCATCTACAGCAATACCGAAAGACAGCATTGTCTGTGTTGCTTGCAGTAAATCAGAAGTTTCAAAAGGTGTAACATTTGCAAGTGCTGTGAGTTCTTTCATTAAAGCTCTTGCTTTGGATTGTGAACCAAGCAGTACCTCCAAAGCAATGTTGTATTGCTCAAATTTAGCTGCTGTTCCAACTGCTGCAACTCCTAAAGCTGCAAGACCTGATATTAAGCCAGTAAAAACAATACCTTTCCAGCTAAAAAAAGCATCACCAACTCGCTTAACAGCTCTTTGAATTCCGTTGAGTTCTTGATCAGCCTTTTTACAATTTCCATAAATAAGCTTGAATTTTTGTTCAAGCTGTCTTGTGTTCATATCAATTACAGCTGCTAGTTTTGCAACTTCATTACCTGCCATCTTTTGCCTTTCGTCTATCTACTAGGGGAAACATTTGAGCAAGAGCTTTAATATTCTTGGATTGCTCTTTTTTAACTTCTGATTTAGTTTTTAAAGTACCGTTTTCAATGCCTTGATATGTTAATATGGTCATTAATTTGCGAGGTGTAGACTTCCAGAAATCCTGTTCTGAAAGCCCTGCTTTTAACGCTGCGTACCAATAAAAGGTAATTTCAAACCTTTCTTTTTTTTTATTTCAGTTTTTTTGCCCTGTTCTATAAGCTCATTGTATGCGTCAGGCATTGACACACAACGCAGAAATTCAGTAGTGCATTTGTCGTATAGCTCTACAAATGAGCCATAATCATACAACTGTTCAATTTTAAAATCTGGTTGATGCCGTAAAAAACCGATATAACAAAAGTCAAGAATTTCTTTTATAGGTTTATTGCGTAGATTGTCGATAATTGTGCCCAAATTAAAGAAGCTGTCTGAATACAGCTCCTCTAATTTAGCAATGGCGTTGAAATCATAAGTTATTTTATAACTAATTCCGTTTATAACGCAATTAGTATAACCATCTTTGATGTCGTTGAAACTCATAATTCACCTAATTTGAGACTACAGGGGCAAGTTCTGAACCGGTTTCATTGATAGTGTAGTAAAGTGCTCTGCCGGCGGAGAAATTATATGTTGTATTAATTCCATTTCCACCGAAAGAAACAGTACCATACTCGTCAGATGCTTCGCTGAATGAATTTTTGTTGACTTTTGCTTTTAAAATATGTATGTGTAAGTCGCCAACATCGTTTAATTCATCTGTATAGTTGATTTTAGCGGCTATTTGTACATAATTATTTAACACACCTAGAGTATAACCGTATCTTTGCTGTTGATTTGGAGTTGAACCGCTTGCTGTAACTGCTCCACCCATTAAGGCTTTTTGTACGTCTAGATCAAGCTCGCCGCATTCGATGGTCCACTGCACCTTTTTAGCCTTAGAATACATATCACGAACCTGCTCGTCGCCAAAAAGCTCTTTTTCGTCTACTTCAAATTCAATATTTATGCTTTGAACAGTTGGAACATCTATCCCTGTATCTACTTTATATTCTGTTTCGGTGTCAGATTTGATTGGATAAATTTTGCAGTCGTCCAAACCTAGTGTGAATGTTTTCTTTACTAATGCCATTGCTTCAAGTCTCCTATGGTTATTCTGTTTACCGTTAATTTGCTATATGGATTTAATGTATAAATATTTAAATATTTTGAATAAATATTGTTAATAGCATTGATACTGTTTTGTATGCATATTGGGGATGGGTTAAAATATTGTCCATTATCGTGTTTATAACTACAAAAATCCGCTGCACCCGCTAATACTACATTTTTATAGTCTTTTAAAATACACCAAGACAGCACAAAATCGTGCGTAAAACCGAATGTTTCAAGCTCGTTTCTTTCTGCATCAAATATCCGCCCTTTTGCACCGATTTTATAAGCTTCTGCATTATCTAGGTTGTAACATTCAAGGGTTATTGCTTTCGTTCCTTTACGGTCAATCTCGCACGCTTCCTTATCAATAAAAGCGATATAATCCATGTATTCTAGGTGCCTGTTGATAGATATTTTCGTGAATGGCAGTTTTTGAATGCTTTTTATTAAATTAGGCGTTAAAAAATCACTTCTGCCGATTATTATTGCTGTGTCCATACTTCAATATTAAACGTGTAGTAAAAGAAGCCATTCTCTTTTTTCAAAAACAAAGGCTTTGAAAGTGGTTTAAATAAACATTTGTTATAGTTAATTAGCTTATAAACCGGTTTTGGCTGCCTAAAGTCAAAAAAGTGATTATAAACCTTAAATAAAGTATCCATACAGGCTTTCGGAGATATATCACGTCTTAAAATCTGGACGGAATATTTTCCCTCTTCCGGATTTGAATCATAAACAGAAAGACAGGTTAACGCATCTTCGCTATCATAAAATTCAATAAAACTGTCGGATTCTATCAATTTTTTATCTATTAAATAATTTTGCAATTCCTGAATAAAATATGTCATAAAAGCCCTGCTTTTTCTGTAAATATTTTGATGTTTTTTTCCAAATTTTTAATATGTTTATTCCACGCTTTTTCGAGATACTTTGGCCCGCCTTTTTTTATGTACACTTTTTTTCCACCAGCTGTATAATACACGCCTTTCCCTGTGTGGGAAAGGCTTAAATCTTCATGTTGTCGATAAGCGTATGGAGTGTTGAATGATATTTCTAACTTGCCGACAGTTCTTGCTACTCTTTTCTTTGGTCTGGTGAAAAACCTTTTAATCTTGTTAAAAAAACCACTTCCATTACTAATAATACCGCTTCGCCTAAGAGTTCCTGTCATTTCAGGTGCATTATTAACTGCTTCAGCCAATATTTGTTCGGCAGTTAAGTATTCTCCTTCATATATAGCCTGTTTTAATTTTTTTTTAATTATATCACCATACCAATATAGTGTCATAGCCTGTACTCGTAGTGGTCAATATATCCCATTAAGTGATTTTTAATTATATCTTTAAACTTTATTTCTCGGAACTTACCGTTATATTCAACCAAAGTGGTATCTGCAAGGTTTTCTTTTGTATGCAGCAATAAGTCAGTAACAATTTGATTCCCGTTATTATCCGTTCTCTGTGAGGTTTTAGACTGCAAGCACCCTTTTATAGTAAAAGGGGTGGAATAAACATTCCCTGAGAATGTATCCTTTTTCAGAAGCGTTTTTATTCGTATATCATCTGTATAAAGCAGGTCTAACATACTTTATAACCCTTCTTTGTCCACTTATTTAGATATTCCAAAGCTTCAGGACATTGTATTGAGCCAGTAGGATTGCCAAAAGAATAACTTTCATTGCCTAAAGACATTGATTTAATGCCTATTGCCTGTGCTTGTGCAATTTTGTTGTTTTGATTTTGATATAGCCACAATGCCAATTCTGCCTGTGCATTTTTAATATCTTCCGGCGTTCCATAATTGCGTGGAAACTGTAAAGACTGTGTTTTATGCAATTTTTCGCCTATAAAATCAAGATTTTCCATCTTCCTACAAGCCATTTTTAGGCATATTTCTTTTTCGTTTTTAGACAATGCAGCCCAAGCAGAGGCCTTTAGAGTGCTGTTAAAATACTCATCAGCCTCTGCTAGTGTGCAATATGAATCAATTCCAACTGTAATAGTCATTATTCACCTTTAATGGTTTTGTTTTTTTTGTCAATAGCAATTTGTTCTTTTTCAGACTTTTTATTTTCTTCTTTGATTTCAATTAATCCGATAGTTTTAGCCATACGTTTTTATCCTTTAGAATTTATGGGGCGGATAATTCCGCCCCAAAAAGTAACTTCAAAAGCTTAATCAATTAAGCTTTTTGGTGCAAGTAAATACCTTTGACTTTATTATCAGGCACAAAGATATCATGATATAAGCGATATTTCATGACATATGCATCATAATCGCCGCTGTCTTTTGAACCATCAACAAGATTGCCAGGATTATGCTTAACTACTGGTAATGCAGTATTATTAGCAACGATCATAAAGTTAATATCTTTACCAGTAGTAGGATCTTTTGCATATCCACCGTCTGTTTCACCAGTTGAAAAACCGTTATAAAGTTTAATTGCGGTATAAAAGCGGCTTTGTGGCACTTCGATTACTTTTAAACCTTCATAAGTGTCAAAATCTGCTGTTCTACCTTGCTTCAGTGCACCATTTATGTTTTTAACATAATTTGCTGACTGTGAAACGTATTTTTTAACGGTTGGTGTAATAAACAAATATCCACCTTCCAGCGGGACTTCAGCTTCTTTCATTTCTGCTATAGCATCATCAATAGCACCACTTGCTGTTGATGCTGATAAAGTAGCTCCGTTGGCTTTTAAGCCTGCATAAGAAGAAAGTTTTGCAAATCTAAAAGCATCAATCTCAGGCCCAACTCTAGTTCTATGGAACTCTTTCATTAAAGCTCCAAGAGTTAAGCCCAATGTTTCTTCATTATCCATTTTGTCGAGTATGAATTTACGGCCCCTGTCATAATCTAGAGTGTGGGTTTCCCAATATGCAGAAATTGCACCTTTTGCATAGCCGTTTTCTCTTGAATAATTTCCAAGCCCTTCTAGTGCTAACGACATAATTTGTACCGAATTTGTACCATCTAAATATTTTACAAATTCAGGTTTTTCAAGTACCGAAGTTTTTGTTTCTGCTGCGTATATTTCATCGATTAATGGCAAAAATTTTGCAGCTACTAAATCAATTTCATTTCCCATTTTATTTTATCCTTTCTGATAATCCAGCACCCTTTTTAATTGCTTCAAGAATGCTGTCCTTACTGTCTGTCTTAAATGCGTTATTAAAAGCACTGCCAAAATCACGCTTTAC